GAAGGACGCTTTAGTAGCCGCTCAACATGGAGGGCCATTTAAAGTTCCAGATGAGAAATTTTTAGGTGGTACGATGCACGAAGAAGGTCAACTTAGAACAGGTATTCGACAATTTCTTCAAACAGAGCTAAATGCTGGCAGATTAAAATTAAATGCACAAGATACCCATAGAGTTAGAAATTATTATCCAACAATTGAAGATGATCCTATTTTAGTTTTTAAAAAAATCTACGGTGATGATGCTTATAACCAGGCTGGAAAATTTCCTGGTGCATTTGAAAAAGGTGAAAGCTTTAGTCATTATGAACAAATTTTTAGAGAAAACATGGGAGACGAGTTTTTAAAAGTTAAAAATAAAGAAAATATTGGAGATGGAACATTAGTTTTAGATGAATCTGTGGAATACAAAGAACCTTTACCTGATGACGATGATATTCCATTTAATCAAGGTGGAAGAGTAGGAATGTGGAAAGGTTCTGCAAAAAAAGGAGTGGGTTCTTTAATAAAACTAGTAGACGACAAATTGGGAAAAGGAACCTTGAAGAAAGCTGCAGATATAGAAAGACCCGCAGCAGCCGTTGAAGACGAAGCAACAAGACAATTGTTTCAAGATTTTAATATGAAATTAGATACACAAGATTTAATGACCGCAGCTGAACCTAAAATGGCTGGTCCTATTAAAACTCAAAATAAAGGGTTCTGGGACCCCGAATCAACAGATCATACATCATGGTTAATGCAAGAAGAATTTTTTAGACCAGATGCGGTAGATTATTTAGGTGACAAAGTTCCATCTAACTGGATTGCGCTTGAACGAGAAAAAGCAAAAGACACATTAAAAAAATTAGGTCCCCTTCCATCAAGACGTCATCCTAATTGGAACGATATGAGAAAAATTAGACAGGGAGTTAAAAATAGATTAACTGCTTTAGATATTACTGAAGAACTAGGAGGTAATGTTGCAATGTTTGATTATTTAAGAATTCAAAGAGGAAGTCCTGAAAAATTTTTAAATGTTGAAGATTATATTAGAAAAGCAGATGCTCCTGTTGTGAAAGATGAATTAAGTGGAATTAAAAAAGCTTTTATCCAGAAAAAAACAAAACCCCAAATAGATTGGGAAGATCCAGTTAAAATTAGAGCAGCGGTTGATGATATTTTTTCAACAGGTGATTATAAAATGGATGCACAAATGGCAGCAGAATCTTTAGTAGAAAATAATCCAAAAGCTTTTGGTGGTAAACTTTTTGACGATCTCGATGATGCTACACGATCGGATATTTATGGAGCAGTTCTAAGGGTGGTGCAGAGTGACCTGGGTAAAATGCTTCAAATGAAAAGATTATCAAAACCTACTAAGACTTTAGAAGGAATTAAAGAAACAGGAACGATAGATATTTCTGATCCCAACATCGCTGAAGAATTTACAAAATTCATGAAAGAAACTGATCCTCAAGGATATGCTAAAATTCAAAAAGTAGTAGATGATACCAATCAACAATCGGAACTTAAAAGATTTAAAACTAAAGGCCGTAAACCAAACGCAGCAGGTGGTGGTGTAGGCTCCATGTTTAGGGAGGTTTAATGGCGAAGAAAATTGTAGTTGATGGAAAAAAATTTAAAAGTATTAAAGAGGCAGCGCACCATTTCGGAGTTGTTAGTGAAGCTGCCGCTGCGCAGAGAATTGCGAAAGGGCAGAGTGTTAAAAAGGCTCTAACAACACCGGCTGTCATAGGATCAGAGGTGAAAAAACGAAGTCTGAAGGAAACAAAAGTCTTAGATCAATATGCACAACAAATGTATGAAAAAAATTATAATGAGTTGAAAGGATACGATGGTAAAGTTCAAAAAAAGAACAAAGTATTAAATAAAGCAAACTCGCAAAATTGGAAATTTGTAAAAGTAACTGAGCACGAGAAAACCCGGCTTCCTTTTGATCCTAAAGACCAAGCTAAAATGGTTGAAGCTTTTGATTTTAAATTTAATTTTAAAAAGTACCCTAAATATGGAGTTCCAAAAGATCTTCCAAATGGAAAAACTAACCCTCAATACCAAGAGTTAACACGTTTTAAAGCTCGTGGTTTTAAAATGTGGGACGTAGAAGATGCTTTAACTAAAAAAGAAATTGCAGACGTTATGGATAGTCATGAATTACCTAAAGGTGTTAAAAAATGGAATTTTTTAAGTAAAGATAATCCTAAAGGATTCAGGTGGGGAGTAGATTCCAAAAAGCATCAAAGCTTGTCTAACAGAATAAAAAGCACTGTACTAGGAAAAATAGAAAACCCGGTTGCGGCTGACTATGCTTCTCCAAAAGGTTGGATAATTCATTCTATGAATAGGGTTTGGAAGAACCAAATGAAACATAATAATAAATCAGATTATAAACCACTTTACAATAAAGATAAATCTAAAATTATCGGATTTCAAGATAATACAGCGAGAGGTGGGGGCAATAAGTTTTATGGTTTAAACAAGAACACTCCTGAAGGAGCTGTTTCATGGAGGAAGCATCCAGATTATCGTAAAGTTGTTAAACTGGTAGATATTACAGAAGGAGTTTACGATGAACCTAGTAAAGTTCTTAAAAAGCTGTTAGCAGACAAAGGAATTACACAAAAGATTAGATTAAATGATATTTTAAGTTATGACAGATTTTACAACACACTTAGCGAAACAGCACCTTCTGAATTAATTAAAAAACAAATTGTTAAACATCATGTAGGAGGTGTTGGAGCAAATAAATTTGCACAAGCATTAGCTGCCAAAGATATTCAATTATTAACTGCAGCTAATAATTCGGCAGCTAAAACATATGAAACTATCTTGAGAGGCACAAAAAAAACTCCAGCACGAGCTCTGACTGTTGATGAAAATAATAAATTAAAAAATATGGGTGTTAAAATTAAAGATGCATCTGGTAAAATATATGGGGGCGGCTATTTAGATCCTGGAAGACAATTGGGTTTAATTGAAAAACAAGCGGCAGAAATGGTTAAAAAAGAAACTTTTACCGCTGAAGGAATGAAAACATTCCAAAAAAGTATTTTTAAATTAATAGCAGAAGCAAAGGCCGGAGGACCTATTTGTAACCCTTTTAGAAAAGCAGGGGCTGCAGGAGGAATTCAAGGACCGGGATGCGGGGACGAAGTAAGACAAGCCTTACAAGAGGATCCTGATAAATTCATTCAAGAAGCTGCTAACTCAAAAGTTAAACCAGGTGAAAATACAAAATTCAGAACTATAGCTAGACAAATTTTATCTAAACTCCCTAAAGGCGGAAGAATTGGAGCATTGATCGCAGGCGCGGGGGCCGTGGGCCTTGGAGCAAAAGCCATGATGGGAGATGCGATCGCTGACGAAACAGGGATCACGGACCAGTCTATGAAATATAATGAAACAACTGGTGAATTTGTAAACACCGAAACAGGAGATCCAGAAACTCAAACAGGAATATTAAACTGGATTGCAGACAATCCAGGTAAATCAGGATTTGCAGCTTTACCCGCTATGTTAGGAGCAGGACAAGGGTTAGCTAAAGCAGGATTACCAGGAGGAAGATATTTAACAAGTTGGAAAGCAGCTATTCCGGCAATGATGATTCCAGAAAAAATGTGGCAATACAAACAAGGAATGGAACCTGCAGAAATGATAACAGATCCATTAAACTCTTTATGGGCTTTAGGAATTGACAGCAAAGCCTCAGAATTAAGAAAAGCACGATACTATGCAAATTTAGCTGGAATGAGTTTAAAAGGGATGGATAATAAACAAATTCTGGCAGCAGGTAGAGAAGCATTTAAGACAACCGGTGCAAATGTTTTTGGAAAAGAATTTTGGAAGAATCCGGATAAGATGGCAAAAATTGGTAGAACAATTATGGGACCTGCGGCTGCAGGAACAGATCTTGCAATGGGTAAAACTTTAAGAAAACCATTTGTTAAAGCAGTTGATGCTTTAAAAGGTCAAGCTGCTAAAAAAGGTTTAGGCTATTTAGCAAAAAGAGGAGCACTATATGGAGCAGCTGCAATAGCCGCACCATTTGCTGCCATTCCAGCTGGAATAGGAACGGGACTTTTATTAGGAGCTGATTTAATTTATGGACAAATTAAAGATTACCGAGATGGAAAAGCAATTGTAGATTCCATGTTAGCTAGAGGAAAAATTACACAAGAGGATGCAGATAATTACATGTCACTTATTAAACAAGGAAGTTTACCATTCGGTTTAGGCAATAGATTATTTGGTGATGAAGAAATGACATTAAGAGGACAAACTTTAGATCCAAGACAACAAAGACAAGTTCAAACAGGTTTGGAACATCAAATTGATTTATTCCAAGATGAAAGACAAGATGTGAGAGCTTTAGATAGAGCTGATGATTTTGATTTCTTTAATGAAGGCGGAAGAGTTGGCATGAAGACTGGTGGAATGGATAGAAGAGGATTTTTAAAATGGTTAGCAGGATTAGGTGCAACAGTTGTAGGGGGAGCTTCAGGATTATTTAAACAGGGGTGGAAAGCACCAACTAAACAAGTTGCAGAAACGGTAGCTAAAGAAACTTTAACAACCACTCAACCTGAAATGTGGGTACCTCGTTTAATTGCAAAAATTAAAGCTGAAGGAAAATTATTAGAAATGGCAGATAAAAAATATGTTAATGGAGACATATATGAACATACCATTAATGGAAAAAAAATTACAATGGAATCTAATCCAGTAACAGGAACCACTGACATTAGTTGGTCCGCTCCTGACTATGATTCAGAAATGACTAGATCTATTCAGTTTAATGAAGGAGAAATAATTACTGAAGGAAAATTAGCAGGTCAAAAAACACAGCCTGAAGTTATGTTTACGGAACCGGATAGAAGTACTCCTTATCGAGATGACTTTTCTGATTTTGATCCTGTTACGGATGCAGATGAAACATTAACTTCTATGCAAAAATGGATTGGGGTTGAAGATGCTAAAACAACAGGTCCTAAAACTAGTAATTATGATTTTGAAGAAGGTGGTTATGAAGAATTTAATACAGGTGGTAGAGTTGGATATGCAGATCGCGGTTTAGTTGGAACTCCAACAGACGAAGTAACACAATATGACAGACGTGTTTATACGACTCCAACTGGAGAAGAAGTATCAGAAAAATCGGTGACCATTCCTATGGGAGGAATGTGGATTAATATTCCAAGTATTCATGATGGAAGAGCATATACTGAAGATCAATTAACAGAAATGATTTTAAGGGGAGAAATTGAACCTACGAGTGTTCATGAAGATAGAGAAGAAGCTATCATCGTAGCAACACAAAGAAGCGATATGATGAAAAGACATAAAAAAGGATTTAATACAGGTGGAGAAGTAGAAACAGGTGCAATTGCAAGAAGACAATCTTTAGTCCCTCCATTAGCAGGGCCTACTCCGCAAGGAATCATGGGCTTGTATTCGGCACCAAAACAAGTTAGAGTAAGTTAACGTAGGAATTATATGGCAGAAATAGACAAAGTGCTCCCGAACACACGGGAAAAGGTAAAAGTTGATCCACAAGAAGATTTAGAAATAGAAGTTTTAAATCAACAAAACCAAGCTGATCCTGGTGTAGACGTTCAACAAAATGAAGATGGTTCAGTGGAGATAGATTTTGAACCAGGTAAAGTTGCTGCAAGTGGAGGAGAAGATCATTTTACAAATATAGCAGAATTAGTTGGTGATGAAGTTACAGGAAGATTAGCTTCAGAACTTTATCAACAATACGAAGACTATAGAGCTTCACGAAGAGAATGGGAGCAAGCTTATACAACTGGTTTAGATTTATTAGGATTTAAATATACTCAAAGATCTCAACCCTTCCAAGGAGCTTCAGGTGCTACTCACCCAGTTTTAGCTGAAGCAGTCACACAGTTTCAAGCCACAGCTTACAAAGAATTATTACCAGCGAATGGTCCTGTTAGAACTCAAATTGTAGGAGCGTCCAACAGAGAAAAAGAAGATCAAGCAATGCGTGTTAAAGATTATATGAATTATCAATTGACACAGGAAATGAAAGAATACGATGCAGAGTTTGATCAAATGTTATTTTATTTACCTTTAGCCGGCTCATCATTTAAAAAAGTTTATTATGATGAAATGGTTGGAAGAGCAGTTTCAAAATTTGTACAGGCGGATGATTTAATTGTTCCGTATTCTGCTACCTCATTAGAAGATGCGGAAGCGGTTATTCAACGTATGTATATGTCGGAGAACGACGTACGTAAGGCACAGGTATCCGGATTCTATAGAGATATAGAATTGGGATCACCAGCCTATACGCAAGATAGAGTTCACGAAGAAGAAAGAAAACTAGAAGGTACAACTAAAACTATGAATCGAAGTGATCAAAGTTATACAATTTTAGAATGTCATATCAATTTAGATCTTGAAGGTTTTGAAGATGTTGATCAAGAAACAGGAGAACCTACAGGAATTAAACTGCCTTACATCGTAACGATGGAAGCTGGGGGTCGTAAAATTTTGTCTATCAGACGAAATTATCAACCTAATGACCCTCTGAAGAAGAAAGTCCAATACTTTGTCCATTTTAAATTTCTACCAGGACTAGGTTTCTACGGATTTGGGCTTATTCATATGATTGGCGGATTGAGCAGAACTGCAACAGTAGCTCTCCGCCAATTACTAGATGCAGGTACTTTAGCTAATTTACCATCTGGATTTAAACAAAGAGGTGTAAGAGTTAGAGATGATGCACAACCTTTACAACCAGGAGAGTGGAGAGATGTGGATGCACCAGGCGGAAGTTTGAGAGATGCATTCTTTAATCTTCCTTATAAAGAACCATCACAAACCTTATTACAATTAATGGGTATTGTTGTTGAAGCTGGTCAAAGATTTGCTTCAATTGCAGATAATCAAGTAGGAGATGGTAATCAAGGAGCAGCGGTTGGTACAACAGTTGCCTTATTGGAAAGAGGCTCAAGAGTGATGAGCGCAATCCACAAAAGAATTTATAACTCTTTAAAAGAAGAATTTAAATTATTATCAAATATATTTGCTCAATACTTACCTCCAGAATATCCTTATGATGTTGTGGGTGGAAATAGATTAATTAAGCAAGCAGATTTTGATGATAGAATAGATATTATTCCTGTAGCAGATCCTAATATATTTTCCATGACACAAAGAATTCAATTAGCTCAAACTCAATTACAATTATCAATGTCTAATCCACAAATGCATAATATGTATGAGTCTTACAGAAAAATGTATGAAGCTTTAGGAATTAAAAATATTGATCAAGTATTACCTCCTCCACAACCGCCAGTTCCAAAAGATCCGGCGTTAGAGCATATTGATGCTATGGCTATGAAACCTTTCCAAGCGTATAGAAATCAAGATCATAGAGCCCATATTACAGCTCACATGAATTTTATGGCTACTAACTTTGTTAGAAACAATCCACCAATCATGGCAGCGTTAGAAAAGAATATTATGGAACATATATCTTTGATGGCACAAGAGCATATTGAAATAGAATTTGCAGGTCAGATTATGGAAGTACAACAAATACAAGCTCAAGGTGCACAAGGACCGGAGCTACAACAAAAAGTTCAACAATTAAATCTACAGATGGAAGCTAGAAAAGCTGTTTTGATTGCAGAGTTTACTGAAGAGTTTATGAAGCAAGAAAAAGAGATTACTTCTATGTTAGATAGTGATCCTTTAATTAAACTTAAAGCTCAAGAGTTAGATCTTAAAGCTATGGAGAATTATAGGAAGCAAACCGAAACTACTGAGAGAGTAAACCTAGATAGGGCTAAATTAGTTCAGAATAGAGAGCTTCAAGAGGAAAAAATGGAGCAAAATGAGGACTTAGCCCACCTTAGAGCTGAAACTTCATTAGTTAAACAAGAGATGTCTAACAAGGCTAAAATGCGTTCTGATGTTATGAAAAGAAAAGACGTAAAAACCTTGAAAGGCCCTCGAGAATAGTATAACAATTAAGTAGGAGAAAAAATTATGAGAGATGATTTTGGAACAAGACCTTATTCAGTAAGATTCCCATACAAAGGAAAAAAATCTTCTAAAAGAGTTAAAGCTAGTCAAGGCTACGCAGCTCGAGAAGATGAATCTTTAGGTATGAGAACTGGAGCAGAATCTACTAAGTCACAGTCTATGAAAGATCGTAGAGATGAGTCTTATGGAAAATGGGGCAGTAGACCAAACCAAAAAATTAATAGGTAGTTATTATGTCTAAATACGGAATACAATTTAAAGGAACAAGTCCTATTTTAAGAGAAGGACATGCTGAGGGTGGAAGAGTGGGTCTTAAATCAGGTGGTCGAGCTGGATTAAGATTTGGTGGTGGAAGAACAAAATTACTAGAAGAACTTGGTCGTGTTGAAGCGGAACCTTCAAACAGAAATAGAAGAGCTGAAATAAGCAGAGTTCATGGTGAATTAAATAAAGGATATAAAAAAGGTGGACGTGTAGCAGCTAAACAAGGGTATTTCGCTAGAGAAGATGAATCTATTGGAATGCGTTTAGGTAAAGGTAAAGCTGATGCAAAAGAACGTGATCTTTCTTATGGCAAGTGGGGCCATCGTGGTCGAGACTGGAAAAAATCTGGTGGAAGAGTTGGCCTGAAAAAAGGCGGTGACAAAAACTGGATTCAAGATGTTAATAAATCAATTAAAGCTAGAGGCACAAAAGGAAAATGTACACCTATAACTAAAAAAGGTTGTACAGGTAGAGCTAAAGCATTAGCTAAGACTTTTAAAAAAATGGCTAAGAAAAGAAAATCATAATGTCAAACGCATTTGGAAAATATTTAAATAAAGATGGTTATTTAAAAGGTGGCTTACATGTAAAAAATGAAGCACCAAGAAATACTACTATGAAAGATGTTAAAACAAGTGCACCCGGAGTTGGTGTTCAAACACATGGTGGAAGATTAGGTTCAGCTTTAAATACAAAAAGACCTGATCAGTCCAAATTCTTAAACGAAGATGGATATTTAAAGGGAGGAGTACCAGTAAAAAATGGCTAATAAAAAAGATAAAGAACCTTTCTATAAAGGTGTAGATTTTTCTAAATTCACTAATAAAGATGGATATGCTAAAGGCGGAGTTGAATATACTGTGTCTGAAGAAATCCCTCTTGAGAATTCTGTTGGTGGACAAAGAAGAATGTTAAAAGACAAGAAGTCAAAAGTTAAGTGGTTCTAGTATGTGGTTTAGTGCTGTTAAATTAGCGCTCAACGCTGGAACTCATATTTACAAAAAGCGTCAAGAGACAAAGATGGCTATGGCTGATGCACAGCATATGCATGCATCTAAGATGGCCCGAGGCGAGGAAGCTTACCAGGGAAAACTTTTAGAAGCCCGTCAAAACGACTACAAGGACGAGGTCGTTTTAGCGATTCTTACACTCCCCATAATAATTTTGGCCTGGGGGGTCTGGTCGGACGATCCGGCGGCTATGGAGAAGATAAAAATCTTCTTTGAGCATTTCCAGGCGTTGCCGTCATGGTTCACTAATTTATGGATTTTAGTTTGCGCTTCGATTTTTGGTATAAAGGGAACACAGATATTTAGAAATGGCAAAAAGTAATGCCTTTTAAATCAGAGAAGCAAAGAAGATATCTCTGGAAAAATCATCCAAAAATTGCTAAAGATTGGACAGAAACCTATGGTAGTAAACCTGTAGGTAAAAAAAAGAAAAAGAAAGGAAAGAAAAAACATGGAACAAAATAATGAGTTTATTGTAATTCATAAATTACAACGAGCAATTAAACAAAGATTGCAAGCATTATCATTAAGTGTTACGTCCGGAGCAGTTGACAATTTTGACAAATACAAGTATATTACTGGACAGATAGCGGCACTTGAAGGTGTCTTTCAGGAAATCTCTAACCTGCTAAATATAACAAAGGAGCAAACAGATGACGGAAAAGTTATTAGAATCGACAAAGACAGAAATCCCAAAAATTAAATTAGCCTTAGAACCTGCGTTAAAAAAAGCAGCTGAAGAAGTAGAAGCGAAACGTAATGTTCCGCCTGCTGAATCAAGTTTGCCTAAACCTACTGGCTGGAGAATTATGGTTTTACCTTTTCAACCAAAAGTTAAAACTAAAGGTGGAATTTTATTAGCAGAAGCAGCTTTAGAACGACAACAAATCGGAACGGTTTGTGGTTTAGTTTTAGGAATGGGACCCGATTGTTATAGTGATAAAAAACGATATCCAGAGGGTGCGTGGTGCGAGAAGGGTGAATGGGTAGTCTTTGCAAGATATGCCGGTTCACGTTTAAAAATTGAAGGGGGAGAAATAAGAATCTTAAATGAAGATGAGATTCTTGCAACCATACAAGATCCTGAAATGATCTTGCATGAATATTAAACATAGGAAGGAACTATGCCAGAAGAAACACAAAAATCTAGTGAAAAACTAGTCGACTTAGACACAAGTGGTGGAGGTGCTGAAGTTGAAATAAAAGAGGAAGGAAAAAATGAAGAAGGTATTGAAGTCAATACTGAGTCCGTTGACACATCTGAGAAATCTGATGTCAGCGCTGATGTTCAGGAAAGCAAAGAAGAAACGAAGAGTGAAGAAAAAGAAGAAACGAAACAAGAAACGCAAGACGAAAAACTAGAAGAGTATAGTGATTCTGTTAAAAAAAGAATTTCTAAACTTACTAGAAAATGGAGAGAGGCAGAACGTCAAAAAGATGCAGCTCTCGACTATGCTAAAGGTATAGAGCAAAAAAGAAAAACTTGGGAATCTAAATATAAACATTTAGATTCAGCTTATCTTAAAGATTCTGAAACAAGAGTTAAAAGTCAATTAGATGCTGTTAAATCAAAATTGGCTGCAGCTATTGAAGGAGGAGATACAGCTAAACAAGTTGAAGCTCAAACTGAGTTGAGCACATTAACAACTGATGCAAATAGGATTGCTTCAGAAAAATCAAGAAGAGAAACTTATGAGAGGGAAACCCCTCAAGCTCCTCAATACAGAGAAGGAATGGCACAACCAACGCCTACATCCTTACCTCAAGTAGATGAGAAAGCTGAAACATGGGCAGATAAAAATAAGTGGTTTGGTAAAGATAAACCAATGACTTATACTGCTTTTGAACATCATAAGGATCTTGTTGACTCTGAAGGTATGGATCCTACATCTGACGAGTATTATGCGGAGATAGACAAGAGAATGAAGCTTGACTTCCCTCATAAATTTGGTAATACTAATAAATATACGACTAAACCCGCTCAGACGGTTGCCCCTGTTCGCAGAGGTGTAAAACCCGGTCGCAAAACTGTGAGCCTCACATCTTCACAGGTGCAAATTGCAAAAAAATTAGGTGTGCCACTCGAAGAGTATGCGAAACAAGTATTAAACACGGAAGGAGCATAGCATATGGAAAACAATAAAACTTCTCGTGCGAGTTTAACAAGGTCTAAATCTGAAAGACCAAAAGTTTGGACTCCACCATCATCTTTAGATGCACCACCGGCGCCTGACGGCTTTAGGCACAGATGGATAAGAGCTGAGACTCTAGGTTTTGACGATACGAGAAATATCCAAGGAAGACTTAGAAGCGGATACGAATTAGTGAGAGCTGACGAATATCCTGACACAGACTATCCAGTGAATAAAGACGGTAAATACGCTGGAGTGATCGGAGTTGGTGGCCTAGTGCTGGCTAGGGTACCTGAAGAGATCGCTAAATCTCGTGAGGCTTATTTTGCTGAAGAAGTAAGATCTGCCGACGAAGCTTTAAAACACGATTTGAATAAGGAACAGCACCCAAGTATGCCGATCAATCAAGAGAGGCAGACTCGTGTAACCTTCGGTGGTACAAAGAAGGACGAATAGTCTTTCTCGGGATAACGACCAATTCCCTACTATCGATTTAAATTAACCGTGAATAGATAAAACTATTCACAAAGGAGTATACTATGGCAAATATAGACGCACCGTTCGGTTTCAGACAAGTCGGCGGATTAGGTAGTAGACCAACTTCTAACGGTACTTCACAGTACAAAATTGCATCAGGACAAACTGCTGCGATTTATGCTGGTGATGTTGTTGCGTTAGCAGGTTCTGGTGGCTTAGAAGTACAAGGCGGCACAACTGTGACGGCTGGGTATGTAGGTCCATCTGTAACTAATGCATCACGTAACGTAGGTATCTTTAACGGTTGTCTTTACGATGATCCAACAACTCAGAAACCAACGTTTCAAAACTACTGGCCTGGTGACGTAGCAGCAGCAGCGAATGCCTTTATTTATGATGATCCTGATGACTTATTCGAAGTTCAGACGGCTGGAACTCACACTCAAGCAGTTGTGGGAAGAGCGTGTGATATGGTTTATACAGCAGGAACAGCAGTAAGTAATGGTAGATCGAAAGAGGAACTTGCAGGAACAGCTAGTGCTAGCGGAATGTTCGCCGTTCTTAGATTGAGTGAAGACCCATCTAATAGCGACGTTTCAACTGCTAATTCTAACTGGATTGTGAAGTTCAATACCGCTCAACACGTATACTTAACAGATCTACAATAAGGAGATAAATTATGGCAATATCACGACAGCAGCTTATAAAAGAGCTCGAGCCAGGTTTAAATGCCTTGTTCGGTCTGGAGTATAAGCAATACGCGGATCAAACCAAAGACATCTATGTAACAGAATCATCTGACAGAGCTTTCGAAGAGGAAGTAATGTTATCTGGTTTTGGTGATGCAGCAGTAAAACCTGAAGGTCAAAACGTAAGTTTTGATACAGCTCAGGAAACTTACACTGCTAGATACACGATGGAAACAATTGCACTAGCTTTTGCAATCACAGAAGAAGCAATAGAGGACAACCTTTATGACAGACTTTCTTCTAGATACACAAAAGCATTAGCAAGATCTATGGCGAGTACTAAGAATACTAAAGGCGCGGCTTTACTTAACAATGCGTTCACAGCTGGAACTTTCGGCGATGGACAATTTCTTATTGTAAATTCTCACCCTACGTTATCTGGTAATCAAAGTAACTTGTTAACTAACGCAGCAGACTTAAATGAAACTTCTTTAGAAGCGCTGATCATTCAGATCGCGCAAGCTAAAGATGAAAGAGGTCTTAAAATTGCAGCTAAACCGAGAAGAATGGTTCTTCCGGTTAACTTGCAGTTCGTTGCAGAGCGATTGATGAAATCTCAAGGTAGAACTCAGACAGCAGACAATGATATTAATGCAGTTAAATCAATGGGAGCAGTTCCAGAAGGTTTTGTAATTAATAATTATTTAGCTGATACTGACGCTTGGTTCATGATCACTGATGTACCTAACGGAATGAAACATTTCGATAGAGCACCGTTGAAAACTTCAATGGAAGGCGATTTCGATACTGGAAACGTTAGATACAAAGCTAGAGAGAGATACGCATTTGGATGTTCAGACTGGAGAGGAATCTTCGGAACACCTGGAGTGTAATCTTAAACAATTTAATGTGGCGGAACATAGTTTCGCCACATTTCTTAAATAGAAAGAAAAAATGCACACATTCACCGTTAATATATGGGCTTACGATCATCATGCTTCTTTTAAGGTAGAAGCGGAAGATAATGCTAAATCCATTGAAAACTCTATCCTTGACAAAATTGGAGAAAAGAGTATAAAGTGGGAATCAACGGGAATGTTTAGAGACAGTCCCCACAGAATAACCTATGAGGAGGTTGTGGATGGTACAAGACCTATACAAACAAAAACGGTCCTTGGAGTTGAATTGGCAGTTGGAGTATGAGCAGAATGGTAAATATACTCTTAATATGGTCGAAATTGATAACGCTATTAAAAAAGTTATCACTGAGATCAAACTCGAAGAATCTAAGATTGCAGATAGAGAAAATGCAATCAATAGTGCTGCCGCTCAAGTTTCTGTAGCTACTTAAACAAAAGCTACATCGCTGAAATCGTATATTTCTTATAGGATCTCTTGCACTCTACTAAAATCTACTATATAAATAACTTACTATACAAATTTTATAATCATATAAATGTAGACGCGTATAGTCGACTGCCCTAGGGACTACATTTAAATATTCTAGGAGGAATATTATGGCAAACACAACGTTTAATGGTCCAGTTAGAGCCCAAAAAGGATTTCAACAGATCAATAAAGCAACTAACACAGGAGTTGTTACATCAAGGTTTCTAGGAATGAAACCAGATTTAACTAGTTTAACAGCTACTGCTGTTGGAACAGGAGCTACTTTAACTTACACTGCTAATGTAATTACAATTAATGATTACACAGGCGCAGCTGCTCAAGCGGTAACATTACCAGCAGCAACTGTAGGAACTATTGTAGTGCATCTTCAATCAAAAGATGTAGCGAATGCAGCAGTTGCTGCACTTAGTTTTGATTGTGCAGGTAGTGATGTATTCAGAACAGGTTCAAAAATTGAAACTACTTCTGGTGCCGAAGTAACTATTGATACGTCTATCGCAGATGAAACTAAAATGACGTACA